TTGAACAGATGATCGTGAATCCGCAAACCGACTTGCACACGGACGTTGTGGTGACGGCGGCATGGCGCTGCACGGCTACAAGCGGCGACCACAGCGCCTCCAACTACGGCAGCATGGGCTTTGCCTCACCGAGCGGCGACTTCATCGCCTACCCCGATCTGACCGAGGACACCGTGCTGGGCTGGATTTGGGCGAACGGCGTGGACAAGGCCGAGGTTGAGGCGAACGTACTGAGGGAACTAGATATGCAGGTGAACCCGCCGGTCGTAGCGAAGCCGTTGCCGTGGAGTAACTAATGGAATCTGTAAAGCTTGAAGTGACGCTTGAAGAAGCGGTCGCTATCGTGAATCTGCTCGGCACCCTGCCGACGAGCCAAGGCGCACACCCGCTCTGGGCCAAACTCAAGGCACAGGTCGAGCCGCTGTTGCCGAAGGAGGAAGCGAAGTGATTACCTACACATGGAACATCTCGCAGTTGAACTGCGTACCGCAGGCACCCGAAGGCGCGGATTACGTTGTCACGGCGCATTGGAACCTCTCCGGCACCGACGGCACCTATAGCGGCAGCGTGTACAGCACCTGTGGCTTTGCGGTCGTGCAGGGCGAGCAGTTCACCCCGTATGCCGATCTCACGCAGGATCAAGTGCTGGGATGGTGCTGGGCGAACGGCGTCGATAAAGACAGCGCAGAGGCGGCTGTGGCGCAGCAGATTGAGAACCAGATCAATCCTCCCATCGTCAGCCCGCCGCTGCCGTGGAGTAACTAATGACCGAACCCACCGACATCCAATTACTCAAGGTCCAGATTCAGGCCGAGTTGCAACGGCTGGAAGCCCAGTCCTCTGCGAAGGATGTCGCGGGTAAGGCCATCGGCAAGGACGGACTCAAGTACATCACAGCCATCGTAGTGATCGGCGTTCTCTCCAGCCTCGCGCTGGATTCGGACAAGATTGCTGCGGTGATGGGATTGCTTGGGGCGTCCTTGACGGCGCTCATCTCCATGCTGGCGGGCATTGCCGGAACCGTGGAGAAGGAAGAGAAGCCTGAGTTTGAGGTCATCAAGGAACTCATCAGCAAACTGGACAAGTTAGACCGCAAGGAACAGCCCATGCGGGTTGACGTAGAAGGCGACCATGTGACTGTCACCAAGGGTGATGACGTTGTGACGGCTAAGAGGGTTTAACCATGATGACAATGATCAGTACGTTCCTGTCCTTCCTCGCAGGTGGTCTGCCCAAGATCTTGTCCATCTTCCAAGACCGGCAGGACAAGAAGCATGAACTTGCGTTGGTTGCCGCACAGAAAGAGCGTGAGTTGGCTTTGGCCGAGCGTGGCTTTATCGCACAGGCGCGGGTCGAAGAGATCAAGCTGGAACAGATCCAGACGCAGACTGCTGCCGAAGAGCGTCAGGCGTTGTACGAACATGACATGAAAATTGGTGAAGGTGCGTCCCAGTGGATGATCAACCTTCGTGCCAGTGTGCGTCCGGTCGTGACGTACATCTTCGTGCTGGAGTTAGTCATCATCAACATCGCTGGTATGTGGTATGCGTGGAACCAAGGCGTACCGTTTGCGATTGCGCTGGAAAACGTGTTCTCTGAGGATGAGATGCTAATCCTCTCCAGCATCATTGCCTTCTGGTTCGGGACACAGGCTTTTGGCAAGAAGTGAAAGTCAGCCCTGCCGCCATCCAGATGATCAAGCACCACGAAGGGGTGAGGACTAAGCCTTACCGCTGTCCGGCGCTTTTGTGGACGGTGGGCGTGGGCCATGTCATTGACCCGGCTCATATCGCGGTGAAGTATGAGGAGCGCAAGAATCTACCGATACCCCAAGGCTGGGATCGCGTCCTTACGATGGGAGAGGTGGATACTATTCTTGCTCAAGACCTTGGCCGGTTTGAGCGTGGTGTTCTTCGACTTTGCCCTGCTGTTTCTGGTCGCCAAGGACTCTTTGATTCTCTCGTATCTTTTGCCTTCAACGTGGGACTGGGGAATCTTCAGAGATCTTCTCTCCGGATGAAGACAAACCGGGGCGAGTTTGAAGAGGCCGCAGATGAGTTCCTGAAATGGACGAAGGCCGCTGGCAAGGTGCTACCGGGGTTGGTAAAAAGACGCAACGATGAACGTGCGTTGTATCTGTCAGGAGTTGCCTAGATGCCCTTACAGAAATTGGAACTGCGCCCCGGCGTAAACCGCGAGTCTACTTCGTACGCTAACGAGGGTGGTTTCTTCGCGGGTGACAAGATCCGATTCCGTTCCGGTTATGCCGAAAAAATTGGCGGCTGGCAGAACATCACAACTAACGGTAATACGTTTAAAGGCGTGTGCCGGATGCTGTGGAACTGGATCACTACTAATACCCAGAATCTTCTTGGTGTTGGTACCAACCAGAAAGTTTATGTAGAACAGGGCGGCACGTATCACGACATTACCCCACTTGGTAACTCGCTCAATCTTTCGCAGAATCCTTTTTTAGTCACATCAGGCAGCAAACTTGTCACGGTGACGGCGACGGGTCACGGGGCGCTAATTGGTACCTATGTGAATTTCACAGGCGCGACGATGGTCGATAGCCTGACGTTGAACGGCGAGTTTGAGATTCAGTCAGTGCCGACGACTGACACGTTTACCATCTATAACTCTGCCACGGCTACATCCACTGCTACGGGTGGCGGGTCGCTAGTTATTGCCAAGTTCGATATTGACGCGGGTAACGCCATTTATACTTCCAACATCGGTTGGGGCGGACCTCCGTGGGGGGCAGGTGGTTGGGGCGCGGCAACCGGAATCGGCGTCGATATGCGCCTTTGGTCGATGTTCAACTACGGCGATGATTTGATATTTGCCGAACGCAACGGCGAAATTTACTTTTGGACGTTGAATACTTCTACGTGGCCCCGTGCCGTGACGTTGGAAGAAGAGGCTAATACTGAAATCAAGACTGCTACGACTGCTACGTTTGCTTCAGGCGTGACAACTATCGTGGTAGCGGACGCTACGGGTATTAATACCGGCTCTGTTCTTTCTGGCACTGGTATCGCTTCGGGTACGTACGTTACTACGGCTTGGACTGGCACTACCTCACTTACTATTTCCGCAGCTACAACCGCATCATTTACGATTTCATCTACTACACTTTCAGTCAGCTACGCCGGGCGTCATGTGCCCAACGAAGTGGCGGTAATTATTGATTCGCCCGTTAATGATTTTGTAATTACCTGCGGCTCTAAGCCGTATAGCCCAATTGATTTTGATCCTGCCTTTAATCCGCTATTGGTACGTTGGTCAGATCAAAGCAACGCATACGAATGGGTACCGGAAGTCACTAATCAGTCAGGCGAACAAAGTCTTTCACACGGTTCGTACATCGTCACGGCAGTTAACACCCGTCAAGAAATCCTAGTCTGGACAGATACTGCGCTCTTTTCCATGCAGTATGTGGGACCGCCGTTTGTGTGGTCGTTTAGCCTCTTAGATCAAGACATATCGATTGCTTCGCAGAACTCCATGCTGACCGTGAATAACGTGGTTTACTGGATGGGCCGCGATAAGTTCTTTATGTACTCCGGTCGCGTTGAAACGCTGCCCTGCACACTTCGTCAATTTGTCTACAGTGATATTAATTACGACCAACTTTCTCAGGTCGTGGCGGGTGCTAACGAGGGTTATAACGAAATCTGGTGGTTCTACCCATCTGCCAACAGCACCATCAATGATCGGTACGTGATCTACAACTACCTTGAGCGCGTTTGGTACTACGGCAACATCAACCGCTCGTTCTGGTCAGAACATTCACAGCGTAATTACCCACTGGCCGCATTTAGTCTGGATACGGGCTATTTAGCAACAGCAATTAATTCTTCTGTGGTGACAATAGCCCTGACGGATGCTTCAACGTATCCAACCGCAGGCACGGTGCAGATTGGATCAGAAAAGATTTCTTATACGAATAAGTCTGGTAATACCCTGACGGGGTGCGTCCGTGGGGCTGAGAGTACGACAGCCGCTTCGCATGAGCAGTACACGGAAGTGACCTACATCGTGCCCAATCAAGTCATGCAGCATGAAGTGGGGAATGACGACGCATCGGTTACACCTGCACTGCCGATTGAAGCCTACATTGAGACTTCAGACTTTGACATTCAGGACGGGCAAAGCTTTGGTTATGTCTGGCGTATGCTGCCTGACCTTAACTTCACGGGGTCTAATGCGAGCAGTCCAAGCGTAACCCTCACAGTACGCCCAAGACAAAATTCAGGTTCTAATTACACCTCTGCCGATAGCCCAGTTGTGACCCGCACGGCGACAATCCCAATTCAGCAGTACACAGGTCAGGTGTATACAAGGGTCAGGGGAAGGCAGATGGCGTTCCGTGTGGACTCAACCGCGCTGGGTGTAGCGTGGCAGATGGGCATGATGCGTATTGATGTCCGACCGGATGGGCGTCGGTAATGACTACTCCACGTGGCGTTGTCCCACCAAATCTTCCAATTTCCCCAGCCACATGGGAGCAGCGATATCAGGATCAGTTTGCTAACGTCCTGCGCCTGTACTTCAACCAAATATCAAACCGGATCAACGCGCCGACTCCACACGCTTCGTATTTTGATACGACGACGCAAACTAATCCCGTTGCCGATACAGTCAATCTTTTTACGTATAACTCAGTAGTTTCCGATTACGAAGTTACTCGCGGGACGCCGACCTCCAAGATTATTGTTGCCAACACCGGGGTTTATAACTTTCAGTTCTCGGCGCAGTTGGACAAGACTGGCGGTTCGGCAAGCGCCGTTTATATATGGCCTCGGATTAATGGGGTAAATCTTCCAAACTCGGCTACCAAAGTAACCATAGACGGCCCGAACAACGAGATCGTGGCGGCTTGGAACTTTGTCCTTGTGCTAAAAGCAGGGGACTACTTTGAGTTGGCTTGGCAATCTTCAGATACAGCGGTAGTGATACGCCAAGAAGCCGCCTCGGGTAACGTGCCAGAAATCCCGTCGATTATCCTGTCGGTGGTGTGGGTATCGAACTATGGCGCGGCTATCTACCAACCTGCCACATGATAAAATTTAAACACCTTTTCCCCGTGGGGGGCTTATGAATCAAAATCCGATGCAAGGCTTAGCCTCACTCGTAGCAGCGCAGGGCCGTGGCCCTGACTCCACCCTTGTTCACATGACCCCTGATGAGGTGCGAAATCTTCAGGCGCTGGCACGTTCGCGGGGCATGGATTTGCCAATCAATCCAAGAACAGGACTGCCTGAAGCGGGCATCTTGGACTCGTTGTTAAAGATATTAACTCCTGTTGGTAAAGCCATCAGCACGGTAGGTCGGGCAGCGATTCAAAATCCGCAGCTTACTGGGCTTGTAGCAGGCACTGCTTACGGTGCAATCAAGGGCGATCTACAAAAAGGTCTTGAAGCAGGCATGAAAGCCTACGCTGGTTCCGCATTACTTGGCGGGATCACTTCGGCAACTAGGCAGGGAGGGCAAGGTGCCGCTGCCAAGCCCGGTCTGACCGATGAGGCGATGAAGTATTACAAGAGCAAGGGCTATTCCGACGAGGAGATTAATAATCTTTCAGTCGGGCGAGGCGGCTTTACGTTGCCTAGCACGGTCACGCAGCAGCCGGGGTTCATGCAGCAGCTTGGAGGGATTTTCGCTCCGCAGCAAGGCGGTCAACCAAATCCGCTTTTGCAGGCGCTTACTGCGTACGGCATCAACAAGCTTGAGCAAAAGTACGGCGGTGCGCGTCAGGCCGTTGCCCCCTCAACTCCGGTGCAATATCGCAACGTGCAGTTCAGTCGTGGGCAGGTCAACCCGCGCTTCGGTGAGCCGGGGCAGCCGTATTTCATCGGTGGTGGTTTTACTGATCAGGGATACACCACGCAGTATCCGGGGTATAACCAAGCTCCGCCGCCGGGCCAGCCGCAGCAAGGTCAGCAGCCTCCACCTACGCCACCTCCAACGCCCCCTCCACGGGGGCCACTTGATCGTGATGAGGCTAATCCGTATGGCGGCATGGCTATGGCGGGAGGCGGTGTTGTGCCGCGTCCGAATCCCGCTTTTCCACTTTCTCGCGTGCCGGGTAGCGGGTATGAACCGGCTGTAGATGCTTATACGGGCGAAGAACGTACGTTTGCTGAAGGCGGCGAAACAACTTCTGAAGAAGAAAAGATGCGGAGGTACTTTGAAAATCTCCGCCCTTTCGCTCCCGCCCTGACTGATTGGTACCGTGGCCTTCCCGCCACGGAGAATACCGCTGCTCAGGGCGTTAGTTCTTTAGGGAATATTGATCCGGTAAATCGTCTCCCTATGCCCGCACCACAAACGGTGCGAACGATGCCGGGTGAATTACAGCCTTACGACGAACCGCTTGCCGATTGGTATCGCTCACTACTTGCCCCTCCCGGACCACCAAGGGAGAGACTTGGCGTAAGCGATTATTTAAAGACAGATCAGTTTAGGGCGCAGCCTAAATTTGGCGACGTAATAATTTATACGACGCCGACACCAACTACCCCGCGTCCTACTGTTCCTGTTACTACGCCTGCTCCGACACCTACTCGGGGACCGGGGCAATGCACTAAGAGTCAGGTCTACGATCTTTCTCGTGACTTGCTTGGACTCGATCCTTGCGTGGGCAAGTGTTTGCCCGGCGAGACTTACGACGAAACTACGGATACTTGCCGTGGTCCCGGATCTACACCGGGGCCATCTGGAACTGGAACTCCCGGACCTACTGGCTCGCCCGGACCCACGGGTACGCCCGGATCAACTCCCGGATCAACTCCCGGATCAACTCCCGGATCTACGCCCGGATCAACTCCCGGATCAACTC